GTTTATTGGTGTCCATACATCTCTCCTTTTGCGACAGTATTATTTAGTTTTCGTCTGCGTTTGACTGGGGTTCTTCGGTTTCCACGGGTGTTTCTCCCCGCAGTAAAGCATTTGAAATATATTCTCGCTCCGTATCTATACGCTCTGATACTTTGTCACGAAGGGACGAGTACACGGCATTTCTGAATTCTTCATATGAGTGCAACATGATTAGCCTTACTGGTTGAATCCCTTTTCGTCATCGGGAACGATTTCACCAATTGTTACCTGTGGTCCACCATCACCCTGCGGTGTAGGGGCAGCAGGAGCAGGCTCCATTGGAGCGTTGGGTTGCATGGGCGCACCCATTCCTGCGTCTTGTCCAGGCGGCATGAGAATGCCCGCCTTTTCTTCCGCAGCAATCTGCTTGTTAATCTGCTCTACATCGTCTTCGGTCTGACGCAGAATCTTCTTCCGTACCCATTCACGGGAGTAATACTTGCCAACAAAGTCTTCCGCGTCACGAGCCGACTGTAGACGATCCTTCAGGATTTCGCTCTCCTTGAGTTCGGAGAAGTGCGAGTCCTTGGCAAATTGGAATCCGATGCTGTCTTGAATTTCTTCCCATTCGTCTTCACGAATGATGCCCTTGAGAATCAACTGCACACGCAGCAGTTCAAGGAACAGTTCAGCAAACTTCATGCGAAGCCGCTCAATGAACTTGAAGAATTTCACTTCATCGCGTGAGATTTCCGAAGCCTTGCCCAAGTTGAAGCCTGTGGATTCTTCAAGACGAGAAGTGGGTACATTGAGTGCTTGGAACAGTTTCTTTTGGAAGTACTTGACATCATCCATTTCCGAAAGATTCTGTCCGCCTTCCAGCGTGGTGATCTCTGTGCCGCGACCGCCTTCACGGCGTGGCATCCAGAAGTCTTCAAGCATGGACATATGCTTGCGCGAGTCCTGCACCTCACCTGTAGTGGGATCGTACATGAGTTTGTTGCGATACCGCTGCATGAGTCCACGCACATACTCTTCGGCTTTCTGCTTGGGCAGGTTTCCGACATCCACATAGAACACGCGCCGCTCGGGAGCGCGGGTGATGCGGTAGATCACCACTGCGTCCTCAATCATGCGGAGTTGGTTCAGGGCTTTGATAGCCTTGTGCAGATAGCCAATGATCTTCTTGTGGTACGCATCAAACAGTCCGCTGTGAACAAAGCAAATGGAATCTGGCTGAATCTTCAGCCCTTCCATTGACAGGGCTGTGGAGTTCGGCTCGCTCTCGTTGTACACATAGAACTCTTCAACCGATGTCACCACCTTGACATTGGCGGGAGCCATCTTGTCAAGTGGCTTCTTGTTGATCTTGCGTACCTTGCGGATCTTTGTGGGATCAATGGGACGCAGTTCAACAATACCCTTCTTCTTGTTCTTCTCGTCAATAATGATGTGGTAGTACAGGCGGCTGTCAATATACCACTTGCGGAAAATCTCGTAACTGCGGCGCGAGAAGTCCAATAGCCCAAGAATCTCGTCAAACTCGGCTTCAACCTTGTCCTTGATGGACTTGGACTGTTTGAGATTGGTGGTGTCGATCTTTACGGTCTGAAAAGTCTCATCGTACACAATGGCTTCATTGCAGATATCGGAAATGGCAGACTCCACCTCGGGGTGAAGCGACATATCGCGGTACTTGCGAATGAGTTCAATGTCCGACTTGATTGTACCGTCAAAGTCAACAACTGTTCCAAAGTATCCACCAACCTCTATGGGAACCGCACCATCATCTTGATCCGGTGCAACAAAGGAAAGAGACTTCTTGGGAGTCTCCTCCGCAGAAGTCTCTTTCTTAGAGATCGTGAATCCAAACAGATTAATAGCCATGAATAAAGAATCCTGTCAAAAGAAGCGTCAGAAACCCGGACCGATATTGATTCCGTTTCTCTGCACCGTGGACTGAATGTTCTCCTGTCCCGTACCCGTAGCAGGGACTGCTCCACCTGGAGCGGCTTCCCACCATGAGTAGTTAATGGTGACAGGGAATTCGGCAATCTGATCGTTGTTTTCAAACGAAAGGTCAATTGCGCCAACTTCGCTTGGGAAGCACCCAATGAAGTTGTATGTACGGAGTGCTTCGCCATCGCGCTTCAATTGCGTTACAGACCATGTAGGCATGAAACGCATGAAGTTTGTTGGAGCCACATTGGAGACATGGGAATTGAATGTCATGCTCCAAGCCTCAAAGTACGAACGCAGGCTCATGTTTGCATCAGAGATGACTGTGATGGTCCAGTCTTGGAATGTACGATCTCCGGGCAGTTTGATGCGGCGACCACGATACGGAACCTCAATGGTTCCAACCGAGGAAGCCGGAATCTGTGCTGCCTTGCACAAGAACGAGATGGCGCGGTTGTTCGCGTATCCGGGAATGTTTCCCGTGACCTTGAACAGATTGGTACGAACACCACCGCCGGCGAAGGCGTTTACGAAACCCTGAATGTTGTTTGATGGATCTACTGGCATGGATTACTCCTTAGTCTTATTTAGACCTTAACCGCCGACTTCGCTGAAGTTTACGCCTGTCTTTGTAGCAACAAAGTTCAGGGAGATGAAGTTTACGCTACGGGTTGGCTTGATGAAAATATCAGCCACGAACTCGTTGCGGTCAATTACTTCACCTGTGTTGTTGGTTTCATCGCACACCACCTTGAAGTCGGTGATGCCACGGCGTGCCTGAATGGTCTTCAAGAACGGAACCACAAGGTTCTTGAACTGTACGCGAGTGAACTCATCGTTCTGCTCAAACAGGAAGAACTTGGAGGCTGTGGCAATCGCCTTCTCAAGAATGATGAACAGGCGGCGGACATTGATGCGATCAAACGCGGACGGACGGGTCTGCATGGTCTTGTCGCCGTACAGAATGGTTCCCTGTCCGGGGAAGGACACGACAGGATTGATCTGACGGGTGTACAACTCGTCACGATGGGCTTCCTGTGTGGGGTTGTACGCCAACTTGACCACATTGTTGAGTTGACCACGGTTGAAGCCTGCTGGCGAGAACCACGCTTCGTTGGTGAACTCGGTACGAGCAACAAGTCCCGCGATGTCCGCGTTCAGCGGCACAAGACGAAGCAGGTTGTTGTAGGTGTCCAACTGATACTTCCAACCACTGTCAAGAACTGCGTAGGACGAGTTGATGTTGAGTGTGGTGTCGCGGTAAGTCTTGAGGTTAGCCAAGGCTTGATACGGCAGGGTGTTTTCTACATCGGTTGACGCACACGACACAAATGCCATGCAGTCAAGACGCTTTTCGCAGACATTTTGGATGATCAACTGCTCAAGTGTTGCCGAAGCATTACCTGTTGGCAGCAGAGACACATCCACGAGATCCGCATCAGCAAACTTGCTCCAACCATTAGCCCAACGGAGCGAATCAGTAGGAGCCACATCGTTTCCACCAGTTAGACCGAAGGACATGACTCCATCACCAACAGTGGTCTGCGTGGCAATTCCTGCACCAATCTTCGTCCATGCCGTATAGGTCGCAGCAGTGGAACCGTTGCTTTCAAGATCCGCGGACAGTGCCCAAATGTACTTGGACTGATCGTTGATGACAGTCTTGTAATAGTTGCTGCTGCCGTCATACTTACGGGCATCGTATGCGCGAGACAAGCCTTCAAACTTCTCAATAAGACCGTTTACGGTTCCTGTCCATGTTCCGTCCTTGTCAAGAACAAGCACATTGATCAGATCGCCCGCACCGCCTGCATCCGATGCAAACGGAGTGACAGTAGCCTGAGAACCAATGTACTTGGCGTATGCACTCTTGATAGTAAGAGTAGTTCCTGCTGTTTGAGAAACAGGAACCATTGTGCTGAGATTCAGACGGACAAATGGAACGGTTCCTGCTCCCGTGATACCGCTAGTAACTCCAAAGAAGTCACCAAACACCGCAGTAACTCCTGTGAAAGTAGTGGAAGCAGTTGTTCCCTTCTGAACTCCATTAATCGTTGCGCTTGTGCCGTCAAAGAATGTTACTTCATCGTTTACAGCAAAGTAACGAACCTGAGACTGACCCGTAGTGGTGACATCAATGTAAGTTGCGCCCTGCGAAGCAGCCGCAGCCAAAGACGCACCTGTAGTGCCTGCACCATTGGTGACAACAACCTTGAGCGAAGAACCAAGTAGACCAGGATACTTAGCGGCAAACAGCACACCATTAGTAGGAGCAGTGGTCTGGGTGATGGTGGATGAATTGAAATCAGTTTCGTTTTTGATAACGAATCCACCGTTAGCATATGCAGCACATACACCAGTCTTCGTTACGCTTGCGTTGTTAGCGGTTGAACCCACCACACGCACAACCTGCATATTGTTGCCGTAAGACAAGAAGTTCGCGGGGGTGTAGAAGTCAATGAAGTTGTCGTTGTACGGCTTGCCGAAGATGGTAGCCAGTTCGGTTGTGGCTGTAACCTTGACAATCTGATCGGTTGGACCCCAGTGGAAGTAACCTGCAAAACCGCCGGGAGTGGTGGCAACCGCAGGAACAATGGTGGTCAGGTCAATCTCTTTGATGCTTACGCCAGGGCTTACTCTAAATGCCATTTGTGTTTCTCCTTCGTGAAGAAGTCAATGCTTTGCGACTGTGCTTCTGTTTGTATGTATTATTTTGAAAGATTCACAAACGAGTCAGAAAGTCTACTCCATATCTAGGTTTTCGCCACCATTCACTTTCCAATTCTGCTTGTATGTATTATTTTGAAAGATTCACAAACGGTCAGAAAGTCCACCCCATATCTAGGTTTTCGCCACCATTCACTTTCCAAGATGTGCCGCTAGCATCTGTGAAAGTGCCGTCAGACCCCCCGTCATCCACGAATCCAAAGGGAGTCATCTCTTCTTCCAAATTTTTCATTTGCTCTTCGTACAAGTCTTTGCGGATATCGCTGCCGGTGATGGACTTGAAATAGGCTTGAGTGGTGAGCCAACCAAACAGTACCAGCGTCATCACCAAGTCATCGTGATGGTTTTCTTCTGCTTCAAACGAATCGCCTTTGGCTACAAAGGAGCAAAACTCGTCAATCACATTAAAGTCTTCCACCACCAGTTTGGTGTCTTCAATCAGATTCTTCAGAATGGAGCAGCCAATGCGTTTCACCGCTGTGGAGGTCTTTACCCCCTTCATGGCTCCACCCTTGCCGCCGAATCCACCATTCACTACCTGCCCCTTGCGTCCCTGCGTGGACACATAGATCACATTGTCGTACTCTAAGTCATCGTGCAAAATATCCGCAACCTGACCACCAATGTCGTTTACCTCCACAAGCACATACGCATTGTTGTACTGTCGGCATATGGGGTAGATGGCATTTGGATACAACATGGGCGGCAACTCGTTGTTGCGGAATGTAGCCACCACACGATACGGAATGCTTGTGACATCCACCACTGTGAAAGCGTGGTAGTCTAGCCCCTGCCCACGGGCTGTGTCCACCACCGTGACATATTTGTGTTCAGGTATGGGGCGTTGATACACCCGCAATCCCTCGGCATTGTAATATTCTGGTGTGCGATACACCATGCACTTGATTTTTTCAGGATGCACAAGGGTGTGCATGGAGCCAAGAAACTCACACTCAAACTCGGTGCGGAACTGCTCTTCCGAAGTGTTGGAAATGGTTTGCTTTTTCCACTTTTCGTCACGACCAGGCACATCGCTCCAATGCACCTCAATGGGTACATACTCGTTTTTGCCTTCTTCGCCAGACTTCTTGCTTGCGTTCACCCAAAAGCGATAGAACATATTCAAGCCCTTGGGCGTTGAAATGATCGTAACCTTTGTGCTTTGACCGCTAGTAATTGTGGGGTACACGGACGAGAAAAACTCTTCGGCTACATTCTGCGGCACATACGCAAACTCGTCAAGGAAGATGTAGTTGAACGATCCACCACGCACCGCAGACGATGATGTGGCTGACGCAAGAATCTTGGAGCCGTTCTCCAGTACGATTGATCCCTTGTTCCACTCCACCACGCCCTGCTGCAACCACATGGGCAGGTACTCGTAGGCTAGTTTCAAGCGACCCAACAGTTCGCGGGCGGTGTTGAGTTTGTTGGCTAGGATGGCTACACTCATGCTTTGATTGAATAGCACATAGTGGAGCAGATACGAAATGATTGTGGTGGACTTGCCTGTCTGACGGGGTAGTTTGCCAATCACGAAACGGTTTTCGTGAATGGTCTTGATCATCTCTTCCTGAAAGTCATACGGCTCAAACGGCACCAAGCCCTTGTCGAGCGATACGATCTTCACATAGTTTTTGATGAAGTACAGGGGATCCTGTGAGCATTTCACATACTCTTCAATCTGCTCAGGCGAGAAGTTGACATTGACTCCCGCTGCCTTCAGGTTGGAGTTGCCAAGATATTTACTGCTCTTGTTACTCATTGGTCTTGTCACCTTCAATCACATCGCGCACATCGGGACGGTTGTCAAACGCCTTGGTAGAAGAACGAGCCGAGTTGATGATGTCCTGTAGTTCCTTGGTGGAACCCACATAGATGGACTGATTTGTGGTGCTGTTGTTCGTGACGCTCTGATCCACCTTGCGGATGGTCTTTACGCGGTTATGCAAGTCCATGAGTTCCCGATTGGTTTCGGAAAGCGTCTTGATCATTTGGGCTACAACCTCATAAGCCCGTGGCGAGTCGCCTTCTTGGGCTACCGCAATCACGCCGTCTAGTGCGTTCTTGCCCATGTTGACCAATTCTTTCAGGTTCTCACGCACCACATCGTAGTCGGTCTTGAGATCCTTCTCCAGTTTCTCGTCTGTGAGAGGAACAGGATCAACCTTGGCAAGAACTGCGTGGGGCGGAACAACAGGCTTCACTGGCTCTGTTCCCAGAGCCTTTTCAATACCATCAAATCCACTCATGGTCTACTCCTTAGATATTCCAATCCACAGTTATGCCACCCGATGCAATTCCTGCTGCGTATGTGGTGCCTCCACCTGTCTGCGGTTGGTACACCTTGGCATACGGAGTGTAATCATTTGCATTGGAATTTGCACCACAGGCTCCAGTAATTCCAGTAATCACATCACCGTAGTTGCCGTGATCGGTTGTGCTGCCTGCGCTGAAGCCTTCGCCAAACACATCGGAATTCCACACTCCGGCTTTGATGGAGCGAATTTCCTTGTAGTTGCGCGTGGCTCCAAACAGGTAAGTCTTCATGGTGAAGTTCAGCGTGAAGATGATGGAACGGCGAGTTTCAAAATCGCCTTCGTAGTCTTCTTCGGAGGACACCGAATTCAGGTACAGCGGAATGTCCACCTTCTTGTTGATGTCGTCAAAGTTCACAGTCATCACGAATTCAGGAGCAAAGTACGGCAGAATCTGCTCCACGATACGCAGCCCGTCATCCATGTTTCGCACATACACATACAGCGCAAAATCAATGTTGTACGGCACTTCTGCGTAGGTGTAAGTCACCCCAACAGGATTGCTCGTAGTGGGGCGCACAAAATGACGAGTAGCACTGTTGCGCTTACGGGTGGCATCGTAGTTGTATCCCGCAATCTCAAACGCCATGCGTGGCAGTGTGATCTGATTGGGGTTTTGGAAATACGGATCACCCGCAAGCCGCACCTTGTACTTCTCCTTGGGAGCATACGAGATGGGAACCAGCAGCGTCTTTGTGCCACCGCTTTCGGGTTTGTCGATATAGATTTGGTTGAACAGCGAACCAAAGGCTACCACCATGCGGCGGATGGATCCGTTATAGAACGAGGTGAACATTAGTAGTTGCCCTCGCTGAACGGATCAACTTCGGTGAAATCAAAGATGTCGTCACGCTTGGCTTCCAGATCCAGTTCCTCGTTGTCCTGCTGATCTTGGTGTGCCACACGCACATCTGTGGCATAGATGCCCGAGATGGCGTAGGTGTATCCGCTGTCGTTGCCCCTGATGATGTCTCCCACCTCAAATACGCCTTCTTGCGTGTTGACGCGAATATAGTAATTGCCAACAGTGGGATGGGGATACGGGCGATACTCCACACGACCGTAGGCGTGTTTGTCCGCTGATGTGCCTGTGTACACCTCTTCGCCAGGATACAGGTCGCCAACCCATGTGCCGAGGGTGAAGCCAAGCGCATATGAAGACTTTATATTCATCACCGCATCCAGTTCGGTTTCGCCGGTATCAATCTTCTCGTTGGAGTACTTGAAGGCTTCGCAGGACAGTTTGAAGGAATACCGATCTCCCGCCGGATAGAACGGGTTGTCGTGCTTGACAAACTTGATTTCCATCATGGAGTACGGGTAGTCAAAGAATATTACATCACCTTCACGGGGACGACCAAGCCGCTGAATATCAGGATGGTGCCCCATGACATCCATAAACCGCTTTCGGGACACAATGAACACCGCAGAGTCTTTCACATCAAGCCCGAAGCGTGACATCTCGGAGTCGCCCTCAAAGCCTTCGGCGTTCTCCATGTACATTTCAATACGGTTGGCATCAAGGAATTCAGAAACTTCTTCACCAAGAATTAAGTCTTCCGTGACTTTCTCGCGTGGAATGTATATCATCTCATGCCCGTGGATCTTGATCGCCTCGGTCGTGAGTGATTCAAGGAGGTTTTGCTCCCCCTTCTTGTTCCTGCGAAAATACGGATTGACTGTCATGGTTATCCTGTAATGAAGTCAGGTGGTTCCTGATACTTGCTCAAGACTTCTTCTTCGTATTTGTTGATTTCTTCGGTGGCTTCTTGATACAGCCGCGCACCGTTGAATGTGATGTTTCCTGGCAGTGGGATGCCCTCGTACTTAGACAGGTTAGCACCCCACTGCTGTTTGATGAGAGCCGTTGCGTATTTCTTCAGCAGAGGATCGTTCCACGCTTCGCTGTATTCAGCGGGATCAATGATCGCGTATCCTTCAATCAACAGGTATTGATTGGTTTCAAAATCATTCCAGTTCATGTCAATGTTCAGTTTGTTGTTGTACTTGTTGAAGCGAATCTGCTTCTCCGGATCAAGCAGTTGCTGCAACATCTCAATGTACTGCATAGTGGACACATAGTAGTTCATGTTCATGTTGCCGGTACGGAGTCCGTAGAAGTCCGTGAGTGCCATCTGATACCGAATATTGAAGATGTTGTTGATCTGTAGGTTAAAGCCCACCTGAAACACCTTGGTGACATTCACAATCTTTGGACCGTTGGGGTCAAGATTGTCCGTATTGATGTACTTGTTGGCAATGTCCTGCGCGGTGACCTGATACTTCCAGTACTGCCGCTGCATACCCAGCGAAGTCCAGTCATTGAAAAACTGAATAGCCTGATCAAGACGGTCTTCCACTTGGGAATCGTCCACATTGATTTCAATTACTGGCGCACCCAAGGCGCGGAGGCAATAGTCCTTGAATTCTTGTCGGGTGGTTGGCTTCGCCATCGTGTCTCCTTTACCCCTATTTAGAAGACGGCGCGGCTAGTCGTTTTCTGCATTAAACCTCTGCAATAACCGAGCCAGTTCTCCTTCACGATTGCAGATGCGGTCACATTCAGCATCAGTGGACGGCAGATACAGCAGATTGTGACCGTCCGTGATGTAGTGCTTTACACCACGCTCGTATACCCGTGTGTGAAATCCGTGTGGAGCCGAATACCGAGGCTCTAGTTTCAAAAAGTCAGAAAACCGGTATTCGTTATCGTTGATCTGTATGTTTCCATCTAGTCCATAATGAATAAGTTTCATGTTGATTATCCTCCAAATGGACCTTCGTCAATAGCACCAAACACTTCCAATGGAGTTTTTGGTGTGTTTTCAGATTCCGGAACATTGGTGACTTTAGTAATTTTTGATTTTCCACTCAACAACAGAAAACCGTTGTCTGCTATTAGCGGTGAGAGTTTTCTAACTGTTCCCTCCACCGAAACTCCCGAAAGTTTACGGATATTTTCCACCGATGTTTGTGCGGCGATGGAATTCTTACTTGATCCAAACACAGTCTGTGCAGTGGTTCTGTAATCTATCACATCCTGATACAAAGCCTTTACTCCTGCGGTTGAGAATGTGTAAATGGTTCCATTGTAGTCCGACAGAGAATAATTTGCAGTGCTTCCGTTTATTGTAATGTTGTTGTACAGTGTTTGCAGTGAAGAAAGATTAGATTGTGTGGGCAAGAACGTGAATGCGTTTCCGCAGAATCCCACCGCTCCCACCGAAAGCAATCGCACAAAATCTCCAGAAGCACCACTAATACCATTCATGGTGGTTGCGCCGAGCAGATACTGAACAGAAAAATCAGAAAGATTTTGTTTCATCTGCCGATTTGCGGTCAAACCAAGCACCTCTTCCACACCGGTAACAACCATACACGCTCCACTATCGTTTCCAAAAACGTATCCAGCACTTCCTCCCGATACTGCGTGTCCTCCACACACACCAACAAACATACTTGCGGTTCCACCATTAGCCAATTGCTCGCGCACAATGTTTCCCGCACCAACTCTAGTATTGGTTCGCTCTGTCCATGTATGCGTTGAAATCACTCTATTAGCATTCACCACAGGAATTAGACTTGTGCCGATAGGTCCATTCATGTTCATTTGATAGATGGTGTAGTCTCCAGCAAACTGATTTGTGGATACTGGAGAAGTGAGTCCGTGTGTAAACTCGCGGAGAGCAAGGGTGACACCACCAGCACTAATCATCAAATAATCAAGCCAACCTTTTAGCGGCTTGTCCCCTGATACTCCACTACCAATCATAAATTTTGAAGTACTATTTTTGATGTTTCCAGACAGTCCAGTTGCTTGTGCGTAACGATTTCCGTTCCAATATGAAGCAATAGCAGCAGAACCACCCCGATTAGAGTATGCTATAGCAAATTGATGCCATTGGCTCAGTGTGACACCGTTAGGGGGGCAAACATTCAAAATATTTTCGTAACCAGTACTGGCGTAACTAGCAGTAGAATAGTGAAACTGCAACTGATTGCTGCTGCTATCATACTCAAGTCGGAAAGAGTCGTTTGTGCTAGCGTTTACTCCGTCTGCACTACGAGTGAGTAGGATGGGATCGTAATTGTTGCTGGGTTCTGTTTCAAAATACAAAAATCCCGAAATACTGAAATACGGTGATGATGTAGTGGAAAAATTCGGTAACTGTACTCCCGCACCTTTGGTGTCGGTGTCCAAATACGAACCCTTAAACTGCAATGATTTGATTCCCAATTCTGGTCCAGATATTCCAATGGTTCCTATAGTGGGCAAATACTGTGAAGCAGTGGAACCAAACAGCGCAAGTCCGTTCACAAAAACAGGGATGAAATGTGACTGATACATCTGCTCACCAATACGGAATTGACCCGTAATGTTTCCAGTCAGTATTTGTTCCGTGGCGGGAGAAATGGTTACGGGAATTTTCTTGCTGAAAGTAACTCCTGTTGGATTTCCTTCAGCATCAGTATCCACCACGGTTTCAGTGATTTGCACGATGGGTGGATTCACAGAAGAATCCACAATCAACGGCGTTCCTCCCTGCACAGACGCAGGAACAAAGTTTGACTGGTCGTAGTTGTTCTCTACTCTAACTACTTCACCACTGGCGTTTAAGACTATGAGTTTTAGATTCATAAGTTGTTTTCCGTTATCGTGTGCTTATGGAACCGCCGCGTACAGAATCAACGTGAGCGTGAAGAGTGCATCCAAGATTTGATGAATCTGTAGCACTACTGAACAACGAACCACCAGAACCTTCTGTACCGATATTTGTCCCGTGTCTAGAATAACCAACTCCGGAATCTAAGAATCCAGACCATATGCGGGTTTCTGGTAAACCACTAAACCCATATATGGTTCCGTTGCTGCCAGGAGTACTACGAGTCATAATCTTTCGGGGTGTTCCGGCACTTCTGTTGTCGCTCAAAACCATGATATCGGTAATGGGTTGTGTTGCCGTATTAGCAGACGCATTAACACGCTCAACCACAGCATGAGATCCACTGCCCACATTAAACACGGTGATTTCTGGACTAGACGAACTGTATCCAAAACTAATACCTGCTCCAGTTCCACCGTCCATAGAGAAAACAGATCCCTGTCCGTAAGCCGCCGCATATTGCCTGTCTGCCCGAAGAATAAATTGACTTCCACGATCAACGCGAATAAATGTGTCGCGGTTTGCTATATCTGTGGATGCTACGCGATTTCCTATTTTCAAACCAGTAATAGTGGTAAACAAACCGTCACCACCCGATCTTATGGTGCTACCGCCAATGTGCCCCACACAATGAGCGGATGTCAACTTGGCAGATGAATTTTCAGACACCTCAATACAGGCTTGACGGGGACTGCTACTGGTTCCAGTATCGTTGGAAGCGTTTGCTGACGCAATTCCATCACTGTGCATGGGGTGTTTCGTGAACAAAGTTCCGATTGTGGCACTGCTGTTTTCGGTAATACGAACAGCAGTCTGAGCGTATCCAGTAATTGCCAGTGCCCCGTTGTTGTATCGTGTGTCGTTTGGAATAGTAAGCATTACAGACTGACCTGGATCGTGTGCCCCAGCATAGATTGCACTGGTATCACCCACATTCAGACGAGAGTTTTTGCGAATGTCTACTGCATTATGACCACCGTTGTTAATCCATAGACTCTTTAGTATGTTTACACTAGAATTTTCTATTGCCCATAGGGCACCAGTAGAATACGCTCCCTGATCTTCCGCGAAGTGTCCGCCGTAACTACCAAAAACGGGAAAACAAGACGCCGCGGAAGAACCAATCGCGTTGCCAGTACCCATTCCACTCCATCCACGAGTAACACCATTTGCACCAGTAACAAGGATAGTATTCTTTCCAATAATGTACTGCGCGCTTACACCAGAAAGAGCCATATCTTTGTACAGTTTTATTGATAGTGTTCCTCCGGCTCCCGATGTTATGCCGCATTGAATATCAGCACCATTCCAAAAACTCAATCCGTGAGGAACTGTTTTCAGAATGGACGGATACCAATATCTGTAATTTACTAGAGCGTCTGGTCCAACAAGAGATGCGCCATCAGTGAGTCCTTTTATTACAGAATCACTACTACCGAGATTCGCACTGTAAACCCAATTTGTAACGTAACCCAATTCTCTTGGTCCAAAACCGTCTGAAAGTTCCATGAAAACTTTCATTACAGGATACTTGGTTGCAATTGAAACACCACCATAAGCATTGAAATCTGCGCTTACTCCATCTGCAACGGTGGATCCCGGAAATATCGGAACTATTATGCTCGCGGAACACGTTGGGGTGTCTTGGATTCCATTTATAAAAACGGAAGTTGCCAACAAAGAACTATTAAACATTCGTATACCCAATCGCAACGCAGAAATATAAATTCCTTCCATTCTGTAATTGGTGGTATATTCGCGTCCGTATCCCGAAGCATCCACAAAATCAAGCGTGGAGTTGTATGCCGATATTCCCACATCGGCTTGAGTTATATTCAATATGGGTGAATTATCCAGTAGTGAGGAATTTACTGTAGCGTCTGTGCCATATACGGTAGGAGTGTACTCTGTATACGGATTTGCCGCGCCTGCGGGTTCCACACTTGATTCATAAAATGTGCGAATTTCACTGCTTTTTGCAACAATAGGAGTGGCTATTCCAAAAAATCCAAGATGCCGAATACTAATCTTGGCGTTTTCAAGATGCAAACCTGTTCCCCTGATATAACCACCACGATTCACAATAGATGCTTGCATAGACTGTGTTATGTTTGCAGTTATGCCCAAACCAGGAGTTGCAGGGGTCCATCCGTCCGCACTCAGGATCGGTCTAAGATGTGAAGCGAAAAGCAGATTCCTAATGCCACGAATGGTTCCGTCTTTAAGCGTCAATGAACTTGATTGCGATTGAAAACGCAAAACAACCGGATAGGTGGACAATATGTACGGATCGTCTGTGTTTTGTGATACTCCAGGATTGCTTGGATACGCAGTGTTGTCGTTCGCAACATCAGAACTCCAGTTTGGACTTCCGTAATATCCGTTTGGCTGCGAGTACTGTGGTTCTGGATAATTGGAAGGAATTCCCGCCCACGAAAGAGTGTTATTCAATCCACCGGAACCAGCACCCCATGTCCATCCAGGACACCGACAATCGTAGTTCAGATTGTTGAATTGCACTGGTAGTGTATCAGAACTTCCTGTTGCGGAGTGTATCCTACCAATTCCAAGGATGCCCTGTGCGTCTTCGTATGAATACCCGTGATTGAAAAAACGGTCGCCGTTAAAAACCGTCATGTATGTGTGTTTTCCGTCTGCATTAGTGGTACGAACACCTTTGCTGTTACTATTGTAACTGCGGTATCCACTTCTGCTTGAAATACTAGCGTTGGTAACAGAAAAGTACATACCAGTTTCATTTGCGCTGAAACCGTGTAGAGTGTGTCCTGTGGCAAGCGTTGCACCATCCCACAGACGAAGTGTTCCGGTGTGTCCACCACCACTCCACCGCTCAAGATTCCACGAATAGCCTTCCACCTGATAGATGACTCTCTGCTTGAACTCGGCAGGATCACCTTCAATAATAATATTTGCACCCTGTGGGTGGTATAGACTCACGTTGCCAGTTGCAGGCATAGCGTATTCACCACGTTTGAACCGAATGTACAATATTGCAGTGCCGGTGATGGTATATTCCCGTGCAGCACTCATAGCCTTTGCAAGAGTCAAATACGGAAGGGACTCCGTACCATCGCCGGTTGCGTCATTTCCTGTGGGCGAAAGCCATATCACAGTATCGTTGGCAATTATTTTGAGTTGATTTGCTTGAGTGCTTGGAAACGGAAGATGTGAGTATGCCATTTAGTGTGTTCTCCGAACCTATTTAGTGTTTCCGTAGTGGTTTATGCTTGACCGACATATTCAGGAACAAAGCGCAGCCGCACTGCTTGCTTCCATAGTGTTGATCCACCAAATGAAGTGGTGGTCGCCGGTAGTGTATAGGTGCCTGCAACGGCGCAGGTATACACAGCAATACCAGATATTCCGTACCATTTAGAAAGATAATTGTAGTGCGCTGCAAGTTGTGTTGTGCCACTAACCAAATTCAATCCGCCAATTGAATCGGGTGTCTGTTGGGGATCTTCTCTGATATGGTAATTCATAATAACAACATCGTTTGCCAGCAGAGCGATGGTTTGAGCCGGTGACTGTAATGCAGTTCCGTTTCCACATATTACAGTTGCGCCCCATGTGCCAGGAAGCAAAAAAGCACCACCAATGCACTGACTTTTTCCGGCTGTGCTGGGAAATGTGCAAGACGCAGATGTAATGGTTGTTACACGAGCAGTTGCACCGAATGTGCATCCGTAAATGTTTGCATCAATTATAGACTGCGCGTTGTCGCCAGTTGGAATGTTATCGTTTGTGTTGCAAGAAATTGTGGGAGTAACTGCAACTCCGTTTATTTTGAAATTGGACAATCCACGGGCATTCAAGTCATCGCCATTGCCGTACCATATCACTGTGTTGTTTACACAATTTTTAACATTATCATCAATCAGCGCAGAAGGTGTAAAAGAAAAGGTGGGCGTTCCCATTTCACCACCATCTGCAACCCGCGTTTGTCTGCACAGCGCACCCACAGTGCTGGGCGTGTGAAAATCACCAACTGTACTCACATCTCTTTTTACAGCATCGGCACACTCCACGGAGTTTCCCTGACGAGTTTTTCCACGAAAGGAACCTGCACTTATTTGTCCCGAAAGAGGAATTCCCAATTCTGCTTTGTAGTATTCCGAAAGTGAAATGGGATTGCTACCGGTGAATTCGGTTTGAATGTCACTGAACTTTATTGTGGTGGAAGGAGTAGTCATGCAGTTCCGCCAAGGGAATTGACTTTTTCAGACAGCGCATCAACCTTTGCGTTAAGTTCCTTGATAGACTGTACGAGCAGACCCACCAAGTTTCCGTATGCAAGCGCATAGTATCCGTCTGTGTTTGTACGGACGGCTTCAGGCAGAACAGACAGAACATCCTGTGCAATGAGTCCAGTTCTACGCTGCTGTGTTTCTTTGTCCGTGTACAGCACACCATTCAGCGCGAGCGTCTTGTCCAAAGCATTTTCAATGGTGGAAATGTTTTCCTTGCTGCGTATATCCGAGAACGCAGTAATGTCTCCACTGGTGTAGATGGCTCCTGCACCATAGAAAGAGAAAGCATCGTTGTACCCCAATATTCCGTAAATGGAATTATTTGCCAAATTTGCGTATCCTAATACAGCACCACCACTTGATGATGCTGCTTTGGCAGAAATGCTATAAGAAGAATTGATATCCGTAGATCCATCAATCACAGAAAGTCTTGCTAGTTTACTCAATCCTGTTGCATTCACTGATGTTGCAGTTATCCCTGTTGTATTGATTCCAAGCGCAACACCCAGACCCCCTGCAACCGTGAGCGCACCAGTAGTAGTAGATGTAGAAGGAGTACCAGCAGTTACACGAATGGCTCCACTAGAAGTCACACCCACAGCGTATACCGCACCACCAATACCCACACCACCACTCACTACCAGTGCGCCTGTTGTAATGCTGGTGGAATCAGTATTAGAACCCACAAACAATTTCTTTGCAATACCCACGCCACCCGACACTTTCACTGCCCCACTAGACGAACTTGTAGCATCAGTGACATTAAGAAATTCAATAGTTCCGCTGGAAGAAATGGCTCCACTGCTCAACGATGTCACCGAGAGTGAGTTTGTTAGTGAGAAATTTGT